TTACTGCAAATCAGTCGATAATTTATTATTTGCATTAGTGGTATTGCTAGAGTAAGTAGCATAAGTACCGCTTGGGGAAGTTACTAGGGTGTAATAAGACTTAATGTCATTATAAATTTTTTTGTCTTTAGCAAATGATTCTCTACTACTAGAAGTAACATTCGTTTCCATTCGTTTGTAATTGGAAGCAAGGTATTTTGCGTTGCTATTTAAGGTATCCGTATCCCCGTTTTCATTCCAAACATCGAATTGTGCAGAAATGGCCTTGTTGAAGTCTGTATAGTTTTTACCATCAACAGTGACACCATTATCGTTATAAATAGCTCCATACCAGAGCTTACTTATTTTGTTATCCATAGATCGTAGCTTGTTTCCAACCTTATATGAATAATCGGAAAAATTTTTCTCCTCATCATTAAATCTATCCTGTTTTGCTTTCAAAGCAGCCGCTTCCTCAGCAGCTTTGTGCTTTTGATAAGCGATGGTCCCCAGGCCTCCTGCCAAGAGAATGAAGATAATGATGATAATTGCCCAGAACCAAGGCTTTCTTGTTAAGGGCTTCTTTTCACTCATCACATATTCCTTGCCATCTTCACCTTTAATTACTTGCTTTGCCATTATGTACGCTCCTCCAAAATCAGTTCAGCTTTTAACGTCAGTCAGTGTTTGGACGTAGATTAGTTTGCAATAAAATCATCGTCATCAAGTGAAATATCAAGAACTTGATTAGCCACAAGTCCTGCTGTATAAACATATTTTTCAGGTACATGGTATTGCTCGCAAAATTTTAAAATATTAAATTGGGATGGTTCTATGCCAGTTAGGTTAAGATAATCCATTATCATTAGATAAAATCCGCCACGATCTGCACGTCCTTCAATCTTCGTGTTGCTAACGTAGGTGCTTTCAATAAGCGGGTTAGCCGAATCGTCAACTAAACAGTGAATTAATTCATGAGCCTTAATTCGTTCTGGATACTCAGTATTTGCGTTAATGAACATAGTGTTGGTGTAAGGGAGAGAGAACCCATATACGCGATTTGGCAAACTGGAAGAATATTGGAAACTGATTCCATAATGCTTAATCAGATGATCCAAATTGTAATCTTGCAAGGAGTCAATATCAGCAATTGCTCCATCTAAAGTGTCAAATAGCATATATTAATCGTCCCCGTTTCCACCATTATCGTCGAGTTCCATATTACTGTACTTCTTAAGCCGTTGACGGCCTTCGGTAGATTGAAGATATGTGGAGATAAGCGCGCGAAGGGCGGCACGGTCTGAATCAGTTAATTCACCATCACGGTCAGTCAACATAGCGGTTCCGTCAAGAAGCTCTTCTATGTTGACTTTTTTTGTTGTTTCATTTTTTTGTTCTTCCCCAGATAAAAGATAATCTACAGAAACGTTTAAGACCTTGGCAACGGAGGCCAAAGTTTCGGGATTAGGATTGCGCTTTTTCCATTGATACATGTAATTTGTGCTTACCCCTGCTCTACGTTCAACCTCGGCAATGGAATATCCGCGATCCTTTGCAATTTTTTTGATTCTATCAAACAGCGTCATATAAGGATTCCTCCGATAATATCAAGGAAAAATCTAAAACATAGCTTAAAAATAGTTGATTTATTCTTAAACATGTTATAGAATTGTCCTTGTTAAGAAAAGTTATTAAGAAATTTGCCGAATCAAAAAGACCTATTAATCATCTTAGCGGGCGATAAATACAGGCTTTATGGCTTATTTCGTTATGTCTATATTCTAATACATGTTATAGAATACTACAATACTTTCTTAACAATTATTAAGAAAAAAGGAGGCTAATCATGTTTATTCATATGGAAACAAATAACAAAGCTGAGGCAATCAAGTCGTGGCTAACAAATCATCGAGATTTGGAAAACCAATCTTCAATCGCAAAACGATTTGGGAAATCAACTACGTTTGTGAATTTGTCATTGAACAAGCGAATGACTACAAAGGGTGCTGAAGCCTTAGTAGATGAGGTTTACGAATACCTAGTTGAAAAATACGGAATTTAAGGAGGATTAACCATGAATGATTTAGTAATTATGAAAGACAAACAAGCAGTCACTAGTAGCTTACAGGTAGCCGAAACATTTGGTAAGCAGCATAAAAATGTTGTTCAGGCAATTGAAAACAAAATCAGTACGGCTGAAAATTCAGCTCTACTAGAAAACATGTTTGTAGAAGGGAAATATACAGCTTCAAACGGCAAGTCGAATCCAATGTACTACATGAATCGTGATGGATTTGCATTTATCGTCATGGGATTCACAGGACACAAAGCTGACGGTTTCAAGCTTCAGTACATTAAGGCGTTCAACGAGATGGAAGACCAAGTTAAGTCTCACGCCTCAGAACTGTCTCCCGAGCTTCAATTCATGCAGGGTGTTGTAGATAAGTTAGCATCTAACGAACGCAATCAGCACCGCCTCGAAAACAAAATTGATGGTGTTAGTGAGATTGTAGCAACGTCTACCATGGATTGGCGGAATGAGACTTCACACCTCATCAGTAAGATTGCCCGTCAACAAGGTAACACCGGCGAATCATACAAAATGACTCGCAACGACATCTACGACGAAGTAGATCGGCGAGGTGGGGTATCACTTAAGACACGACTAACCAACTTGAGACGTCGAATGGCTGAGGAAGGGACTTCAAAAACTCAGCGTAAGAATACAACAAAGGTTGATGTGATTGCCCATGACAAGAAGCTGATTGAGATTTACACAGCAATTGTTAAAGAATTTGCCATCCGGTATCAAGTTTGGAACGAAGAATATTAAGGAGGAAAACAAAGATGAAAAAGTTGATTAACCAAGATATTTTGGAGGGCACTACTAGTAAAGTGATTGAAATTTTGATGGCAAACAAATGCACCTTATCAGACTTTAGAGAGGTCTCAGACAAGGTGCACCGGTTTTACCAAGATAACGCAACGGTGGATGTTGTTAGCTCCATTCGTAAGAATACTGAGCAGAGCTACCACCATAGTCAACTATCAAATACCAACGACCGGGACCATCAACAGTGATGGTTACCGGAGAAGTGGAATAATTCCCACCGAAGTAGGTGAAATTAGCACCTTGTTGGTAACGATTGTAATTGGCCTGATCAACTAGAAAAACGTCAGCGGTGTACTGAAGTTCTACTGTTACAGACAGCTGACCATACCGATTATCGCAATATGGAATTTCATTCATAAGTTATCACCTCGATTAATTGGAATAACTTAAGTATACCTTAAAAATAATTGAAAGAAGGAACCATCATGAATCCAGAGTATTTTGCACAAGAAGTAGCAGCAAACGCGAAAAAAGGAATGATGGACTATGACAACATTCGTTTTGGAGCAGAAGTTAAATCAGCAGCATCACGTGGTGAGACCAAACTCTCATTTGATTTTCGTTACAAACTGTCGAATGAAATGTTGGACGCCTTGGAAGGGCAAGGTATTGAACTGATTAGTTTGGTTGATGATAAATATCAATTTGATATCTCTAAGTTGGTGAATAGCTTATGTTAATTGCCTTACGTTTAATCGGTTGTCTCCTAGTTGGCATCATTATTGGTGTGTATCACGACCATCTGTTTGAGTAAAGGAGGTGCCCTTAATGGAACTGACACTAGATGATACTAAAGATAGCGCCTTAATTCGTGGGATTATTGCGGTTTTGCTCCCTGCTTTGCGCAAGGAACTATCAATTAAAGAAGAACTTCTTACGGTACAGCAACTCAATGAGGAGTACTACCACATAAGTAATGAAGCTATGGCTGCCATCGTTAGACAAAAAGGATATCCAAGCTGTGACATTCCAGGAAATAAAAATCCAAAGTATTCCCGCCGTGCTGTCGAAAAATATATTGCAGAACATCAAGATTATCATAACTAATTGCCGGGCTAGGCTGATGTAAATGCAATATACGAGGAGATAACACAAATGGTAGCAGTAATCATTTTCACGCTAGTCTTCGGGCTTGGCGGCTTGCTAAGAATCATGTATGAAAGGTGGCGTATGAGATGAACCTGTCAGAAATTATTGGTGAGAACTTAAGAGTAATTATGGCAATCAAAAGTCGACGGGTAAATGAGTTGGCTAATGAGGCTGGAATATCTAGAAATACCGTAACAACTCTTAGAAAAGGAAAGTTTAAGATGATTCAGATTAATTCTTTAGACAAGTTGTCCCAGTGCTTAGAGGTAAGCGTAGCCGATCTGGTAACGGAAAAAGCATTCTACAAGGGTGGTGAGAGAAATCGAGCTAAGTCAGACAACAGAAAATAATCTGAAGCGTACCGAGTTTCAATTAATGAATGCACGAAAAAAGCCCGTTAGCAGGGCAGCGCTAGCGAGCCAACAGACAAATCCCATGACAAGAATTGTCTACTCCGATAGTAGACGGAAACATCATATTTTGCAACAGCTATTAGGAGGTCAACATGAGTAAATCAAAAAAACAAGTCTTAATCAAGGCCTATGAAGCCATTGAGGTTAGCTTGCAGCAACGTATTGCGTCGACGCCGGTTAATCAGGCTAAGCAGCTGCTTCATGACTTCACACAGCTTTATCGAACAAAAGGAAAACTAGCAAGATTGAAAGGGGTGTCCGTAAATGGCTGAAAACGAGCTTGTGACGTTTGAACCGAACATTGAGGTCAATCCTACCCCAATCAAGATTAACAACCTAGAGCAGCTTGAAATGGCTGTAAACGGAGTAGTCACTAAGTATGGTCAAGACTTTGTAGTAACAACGGATAATGTGGCCGACACGAAGAAAATGCGGGCCAACATCAACAAGATTGCTAAGTCCATCAACGATAAGCGGCTAGAGACAGATCGCCAGTACAAAAAGCCTATGGCTGACTTTGACAAACTCATGAAGGGGCTAGGCGATAAAGTCAAAAATCTTCTTGATCCGCTTGATAGCAAGATTGAAGAAGTTGAGACACAAGAGCGTCAAGCACGGTATGACTCGGTCAAGGCTGAAATCGCAGAGATGGCACCTAACTACGGTGTGTCTGCTACTGACATTGAAATTCAGACAGGATGGCTGCTTAAATCACTCAGCCACAAGAAGCTGTTGGAACAGATTGCCGAAGCCATGACGCAATTGCGCAAGGATCGTGACCAACGTGCTACCGACATTCAGACCGTGCGCATGTACGCAGATCAATTAGAGCTGGAATCAAGTGGTTGGGCGGCGTTGATTAGCAAGGGAGAACCCGTTTCTGACATTCTGGCTGAGATGGATGCAGCAGCGGCCAAACGTGATAAGGAACGCCAGAAAAAGGCTGAAAAGGCCAAGGCAGCTAAAGAAGCACAAGCGGCCATTGATGCCACTCACCAGGTTAAGCAGGGTGATGAAACGATCGACACGGATACCGGTGAAGTTGTTCCACAGGTCATCACTGTCAAGCTGACTGGGACGCACAAGGCTCTCGGACAAGTATGGGCCGGAGCCAAACAACTAGGTGTCAGAATTGAACTGATTGATAAGGAGGATTAAATGAAATTTTACAAAGACGGTGCCATTCAACCTATCCCGAATATGTACTTCGTCTATGGGGATGGTGGCACTGGCAAGACCTCGTTGGTCAAGCAATTCAAAGGCCACAAGCTGGTCTTTAGCTTTGATATGTCAAGCAACGTGTTAATTGGTGATAAGGACGTTGACGTGGCAATTCTCGAAGAAAAGGATGCACCAACAGTTCAAAACTTAGTGTCTACTATGGTGACTCGTGCGTTTAGCCAGGATAAATACGACGTGATCGTACTGGATAATGTGACGGCACTTCAAAACCTAGTATTAGAGAACATCGACGGTGCTTCTAAGGATGGTCGGCAGAACTACCAGAAACTACAACTGTGGTTCCGCAAGTTGGGGATGGCACTTAAGGAGTCTGGTAAAACTATCTACGCTACAGCTCATCAAATTGACACTGGCAACGGTGATGGTCTAAGTAGCAAAGGCCGGTTCGCCGCTGATATGAACGAAAAGACATTCAACGCCTTCACATCGATGTTTGACCTAGTCGGACGTATCTATTTGAAGGACGGTCAGCGGTTTATCGACCTTGATCCCGAAAATGGCAATCACGCTAAGAATCGTCTGGACAACCGAAAACTGATTAAGGCCGACGAACTGCTTGACGTTAAGAAAACCGAAACTAAAAAGACGACTAAAAAGGAGACTGACAAAAAATGAGTTTATTTACAACTGATAGCAGCAATGTGTTTGGTACTGGGGTACAAGAAGCAGGTTCTTACAATGTAAAAATTGTCAAAGCTGAGGCCGGTAAGGCAAAAAATAGTGGCCGTGAAACGTTAACTCTCGATTACCAAGTCTTAGATGGCAAATACCAAGGTGGTGAAATTCGTTATCAGACTATGACGTGGATTGATGACGACAGTGAAAAGCTAAAACAATCAATTCGTCGGTTCAACACGCTAGTTGTTGCATTGGGGGTTGGCGATGGTGTAACGATTGAATCAATCCCACAACTTGCTAAGTCGGTGCTCAACAAAAAACTAACGGTCGATGCTGATTGGGGCGATCCCAACAACAAAGGCAATGTTTATCTGGAAGTTCGTGGCTATCATTTGCTTGATCCAGAAGGTAGCAAACCTAACGGCATTAAGCGCTCAGATAGTCAGTCAAATAAGCAACATAATGGTGGGTTCAACAATGCTTCCACGGGGACACCGACAACCCCAACTGCTGATCCATTTGCTGGCAGTGGTTCAGGTGACACAGTTGATATTAGCGATTCGGACCTTCCTTTCTAAACCAAAGTGATCACTTAATTGCTTTCGTCATGAACAAAACAGGACTGCATAAGGAAGGTAGATAAAATTATGGAAGTCACAGTAACGCGAGTCAAAAAGTATAACGCAGCTTGGAACAACGTTGTTTCCGTAGATGGTGTACCGGTGGCCATCGCTAAATCAGCCCATCGAGCTGGACAGATTGCAGCGTATATTCAAGGTCTGCCAGCTGAGGTTAATGACTTATGGTTAAAACGTGAGCTTAAAAAATGGTGGTGATTTAAATGGCAGAAGCGCCAAGTTATTATGCCATCATTCCAGCCAATGTCCGATATGACCAAAATCTTACCGGCAAGGCAATCTTGCTGTACGGGGAAATTACGGCACTCTGTAACCAAAAAGGTTTCTGTTGGGCGAGTGATGACTATTTTGCCAAACTTTACGGTGTGACAAAAATGACAGTTCAGAATTGGCTCAAATCTTTAGAGAGTGAAAATTATATTTCTCGTGAGGTCACTTATAAAAAAGATACGAAGGAAATTGAGCATCGATTGATTCGAATTGAGATGACCCCTACTAAAAAAAATTTGGGTACCCCTACCCAAAAAAACTTTAGAGATAATACTACAAGTATTAATAAGAACCATAGTGAGGCAGAACCAAAGGAAGATTCAATTCACTATAAGAAGATTATTAATTTCTTGAATGAAAAAGCTGGAAGAGACTTTAAAGATGTTGAGGGTAATCGAAAGCTAATTCGAGCAAGAATCCATGATGGCTATAGCGAGCATGACTTTGCGTTAGTGATCGACTTTAAGTGTAAGCAATGGCTGAATGATGAAAAGATGGAAAAGTATTTGAGACCTGGAACACTTTTTGGATCATCGAAGAAGTTTGACCAGTATCTTGATGAAGCTAAGCAGAATAGAAAGCAACAAGCCCCCACCACTGAACCACAGGGTTTAAGTGTTGGAGAAGGTTCCGCCCGCGCCGCCAATTATTTGGCCGAGCTAGAAAAACAGTATGAAGGTGATTAAGTGAATGACGATATTGAAAAAGAAATTATTGCGATTTTGCTCAAAAATCCTAAAGACATTGAGTTAATTAATTTAAATCCAGAATGGCTTTATGACAGTGATTGCAGGGCTTTATATATGGCAATGAAGTCAACAGACGATGCTTCTCTAATGACCATTTTTGGTAAAGCCAAAACAATTTTTGGACAGATGACGCTTGGGTATAGCGATCTAATTACTTTGCGAAGTAGTGCGATTACTGACGCACACCTTAACGAATTGGTTAAGGACTTACACCGGGTCTATGCTGAAAATCAATTGGATCAAGTGATTCAGATGTATCAAGAGGCACCTTATGATGACAATTTGGAGAAGTTGTCAGTAGCTATCAATAGTGTAAATTCAATCGATGAGCGTGTTGACGATGGGAGTATCGGCGCTGAGGCCGAGGAACTAAGATATAACCTTGACCATCCAGTTCAAGCGGGTATCAAGTCTTATAGTCAGCTAGATACATGCTTAGCAGGAGGATTTTACGGCGGGATGCTCTTCACTCTAGGTGCAAGACCTGGGGTGGGTAAAACGGCATACAGCGTTAATTTAGCAGCTCAAATGATGTCTAAGAATTCCAAACTCCACGTTGACTACTTTACCTTGGAAATGACTAAGCGAGAAATGCTGAATCGCTTTATCAGTCGAGATACTGGTGTGCCGAGTACGGTGCTTCGGGCGAATGCTAATGGGTTAAAACCTGTGCTTAAGCAGATTGTTAAGCAGTCATCGGAGAAGATGGAACGTTTGAATTTAGCCGTTTATGACCAAACAAAAACATTGGCACAAATTGCTGGTGTAATCCGACGACATGCCAGTGAAGCTAAGCAAAATGAGTATATTGCTTTTATTGACTATATCGGTTTAGTCACGGTTCCGGGATTTAAAGAACGTTATCTGCAAGTCGGTGAGATTACGCGTCAGTTAAAAGTAATGGCTAATGAGTATAACGTCCCCATTGTGGCATTGACTCAACTTAATCGTGGCATTGAAAGCCGCCAGGATAAGGCACCTCAGCTCTCTGATATTCGGGAATCTGGCTCTGTTGAGCAAGACAGTAATGTCGTGGCATTTTTATCCCGTTCGTCAATTCAAGACGACATCATTAATTTGGATGTTCGTAAGAATCGTGAAGGCATGTTAATGCAAATCAAGTATCAATTCAACGGTCAGGGGATGAAATTCCAGGAGTTGGAGCTAGATAGCAGTGACTAGTCAGTACATGTCCACTCAGGACTTTAATGAAATTATGAATTCGAATGGATGGCACATGAGTCAGGCAGTCAAGGTATACCTAGTCAAAGCTAGCCACTGCTTCAAACAATATCAGCTAATGACAAAAGCGGCAAAAGCACACCCAAAAAATAAGGTGCTGCAAGCCGAATACAGGCATTTAGATGAGCTGAGGGCTAGTTATGTCTGGGATGCATTAGACACAGCTGAGATCGAATATCTGCAACAATGGCGGTTCCTTGAAGACAAAGGTGACTTCATCCAAGCCATGATGCTTAAATATCATGGTGATTTAAGCAAATGTACAAATGAGGAAAAGGCTAAGGCCGATTATATTGAAGCCTTGGAAAGTGCTAAACAACAGGAGATTAGAAATGGGGTGAGATAGATGCAGCTATTTTTGCCAGTAGAAAAAGACTCTGACGGTAAGCTACTGATTAATCTGAGCGATGTTGACCCGCCAACTCGGCGGATTATTGCCGGAAATGTAGGGCAGCTTGCGGAGATTAAATTTGACGACGGTCGGCATATTACGATCGATCAGCGTAAGAAAATATTTGCTCTACTTGGTGAGATTGACCAGTGGACTGGTAACTTCACGATGGATATTACCGAGCGGCAAATGAAACAGCTTTTTATCAGTGAAAAAGGTTTGGACGAAGAATTTTCGTTCAGCGATTGTTCTTTGAAGCTGGCCAGTGAGTTTATCGAGTTTCTGATCGGTGCTTGTTTTGAGTATGATATTCCGTTTGCAGGTAAGACATTAGATGCTATTCGAGAGCAATACGGCTGGGATATGTTTTGCATCAAATATCATCGTTGTATGATCTGCAATCAGCCAGCCGACATAGCTCATGTACATGCAGTCGGCATTGGAAGAGATCGTAATCACATCAGCCATATTGGCAATTACGTTATGGCATTGTGTCGCAGACATCATCAAGAACAGCATCGTGTCGGCATTAAGTCGTTCATGAAGGAGAACCAACTTAAGGGAGTTAAAGTCACTCCTGAGATTGCTAAGATGCTAAGACTAGGTAACTGGCAGCAAGAACAAGGACAGAATTTAAGATTTATCAATGCAGAATGAGAGGTGGTTGTGTGGCTGCTAATGAAGAACTAATGGATAAGATTCGAAAAGCTGAGAGTGAGTATGGAAGCTCGGACAAGTGGCCAGATTCAATCGTCGAGGAGTTAAACAGGATAGCTAATCGTCTGCCCGACATTACACACACTGAAAATGTCTTAATGATCCGGCGGATGATTCAGCACGGGTTTGACAACTATCAGGTTGTGGAAGCACGAAAAGTGTCTATAGGTCACGTTAGACATATCCGTCTCGAGATGACTAGGGCGGGTGAACTGGACTACGAAGCTACACCAGATGAGCTAAAGCAGATTCAGTACAATGTTGACCACATGCTTAATCCTAATAACCAAGTCATTGCTACGGCAATGGGTCGGAAGAAAGATTGGGTGCGTTGCATGAGGGAGAAATTGCGGGAGGCAGACAATGAGTAACGTTTACGTAGTTTTTGAGGACATTGATGAAGATGGCGGGTTTGGTGATGCAATTCCAACAAAAGAAGCTGTAGTTGCTTTCTATACAAAAAGCAAAGCCGATAAATATGTATTGGAAAATAGTCATGAAGAAGTTTACGACGTTCCATATGACGAATTAAAACGTGGAGGGATGCATGTCGAAACGGTTCCAGTTAATGATGACTAAGGAGGTTTCAAATGTTTAACTGTAGCAGTGAAGTTAAGTGGATTAGAGTAACGGATATTGATGGTAGCTTAGCTTGGATCAATTTAGCAACCGTGGAAAGAATCTACCAAACTAGTGATGGTTCGACATTTGAATGTGCTGACACGGTTACTGGAACTACCGTCCCATTTGAAAAAATTCCCGACCTGTTGGGCGGAGATCTTAAATGAAGCATGGCGATAAGGTATATTACCACCGACGCCATCACGTAAAGAAGCCTGCTACATGGCTATGCTGGATCGTTCGTGGTAGTAGCCGATCGGCAATGATGAAAGTTAAAGACAGTCGCAGGCATATCGAGGTGGCACCGAGTGATGTTGAGATTGGGAGGACGAATGATGGAAATTATTGATAAAGGTTCACATGCACTGGTTACCGAGTACTCAGTGGGCGATGTAATTCGAATGGATAATTCCGTTTGTGTCATCGTAAAAACACCAGATGACACTTATCTTAAGGCATATCTTAATGACGGGTCTGCAACCGGTGGCTATGGATCGCTAAAGAATCTTTACTACGAAACACACGTAAGTGGTGAGCGGAAAGTTAAGGCTGATGTGGTGATCGAGGGAGAAGCTAAATGAAGTCGCCGACAGCACTGAATAAGCGAGGAACGAAGGTTCGTTTGGATGGTTATGTGTTTGACAGCCAAAAAGAGGCCGACTTCTATATGCGATTTGTTCGGGATAGCGGATTGCGGTATACAATCCATCCTAAGTACGTGCTTACGCCACTTACTGAATTGGGAAAAGTTAAAGCGTCACAAATATCTTATAAGCCTGATTTTGTAATATACAAGGACGGTAAAATAGCTCATGTTTACGATGTGAAAAACAGTTTCGGCGTTTACGGGATAGATGGCAGCGTAAAGTTACGGTTCAAATTGTTCTTGCTAAGTCAGGGAATACCGGTAGAAGCAGTTGTAGTTAGAAAGCATGATTTTAAAGTAATAGCGCAAGGCATTACGAAACAGCGTAAGCCCACTCATCCACTTGTATGTACCAATTTGCTTTATGACTGGATTGAAGCGACGAATTTGTAGGAGGTAATCACAATTGACAGCTGGACAAAAAGCCTTTCGGCGATTCGTTCTCCGTAGCTTTGAAGAACATCAGTATGATTTAGGTCGCACGTTAACGTGGTGCGAACGGCACTATCACAAGTTATCGGAGCCAGAGCGTATTGCCATGAATCATCTGACTATTAGAGAACGGAACGAAGTATTATCGGAAATCATCACATTAGGATTAGCCAAGTGCTAAAGGAGAGAATTAATCATGACAAGCGAAATTAAAGATAACAGTATCACCGTTAAGGGCAGTGTTTTAAACTCAACTGAAAAGACAGTCAGCAAAGGTCAAGTTATCGAATTGAAGGTACGGATTCCAGCAGATCAGTTCGATGGTAAGCGTGACGCCTTTGCACAAGTTCTGGAAGGAAATTCTATTATGACTTTCACGCCTAATCAAACAGAACTAGATACTGATGGCGAAGACAATCCGGATCAAACTGAATTGGAAGTGGACTAAATGGCTTCTAAGTCGGACTTTGAAAAGGTAACGGTCTATCTATTTGTCCTGTCAATTGGCGTAGGCTTATATCCAATGCAGATTATCGGTGAATTTATGCGAGATGTGAATTCACGGTTCGAAGTTGACCCATCGCTTGATATTGGTGTGCCGGAATATATCAAAAAGATTTATGAAGGCTGGACGGAGAAAGAAGAGTCAGCATTTCTGATCTTCTTTGGACGTGCTTGTATGGATGAGTTGGAGGATTAATAAATGACGCCAATTTTAGATGCCTGCTGTGGTTCAAAGATGTTCTGGTTCGACAAGGAAAACCCACAGGTGACCTTTATGGATAAGCGTGAAGCAAACTATTCATTAGGAACCTACCCTACAAAAAATGGTGACAAAGAAAGACTGCTCACCGTCAGTCCTGACATTATTGCAGATTTTCGTAACATGCCATTCGATGATAACCAATTCCATATGGTTGTGTTTGACCCACCACATCTGATTTACGCGGGCAAAGATAGTTGGCTGGCCAAGAAATATGGAACACTAAATCGAGATACTTGGCAAGACGACTTACAGCAGGGATTTTCCGAATGTATGCGTGTTCTAAAGCCGAACGGCACGCTTATTTTCAAGTGGAATACCGAACAAATATCCGTTAATGAACTTTGGCCACTTTTTGGAACAAGACCATTGTTCGGAGATAAGCGAAGTAAGACAAGATGGTTTGTGTTCATGAAGTGATGATAACTAAAATTCTTATTTTATGTAGGAGGGTATAAGTTGAAAACGACCGAATTTGTCCAAAGCATTAGAAAGATGGCATTTGGCATTGATAAAGTTACTTGTTTTGGCGAAGGGATTATCTATCGTATCTGGGTTCCTAAGAATCAGTACGACTCGGTCAAAGTAGCGATGATATGGCAGGATAAGAAACAAAAAATCATTGAGCCGGAAGGATATAGAGCCATTAAGGATTATCTAAGCGCATTAGAAGAGTCTGACCTTCTAGGCATCATTAGTGATTACATGGCAACGCCGATTGATGAACGCGGCCTGCCTGATTCCGGAGGCAGACAAATGACGCACGAATTAAAAATCATGCCCGAATAATTTGAGCCAGTATTCATGGGAACCAAGAACTTTGAGATTCGGAAGAATGATCGCGATTACCATGTTGGCGACATGCTGATTTTAAAAGAGTGGGTGCCTGGCACCAAAAAGTATACAGGTAAAGAGCTGGCACGCAAGGTGACCTATATCACTGATTATCAACAAAAACCGGGCTATGTAGTCATGGCGATTGATTAAAACTTTTAATTTATGCAGAGGTGAGAACATGGAAATCGGAGAATGCGTTTCGTTAAAAATACACTTTAAGGTGATTAAGATTACCGAGCAACTTGGCGATGAAGTTCGAGAAGCTTTTGAAACAGTACGAAAGCAAGATGACAGTTCCTCTGATAGTAATCCTAGGAATACGTGGAAAATGATTTATAAATTTCATGGGATTGTATGGAGCGAGGTCTTCGGATTTTATTTTTTGGCTAATTATGGAACGGAAAACCAGCGTCGCCAGCAAACTATCATGCTAAATGATCGGATTATTGAAAGCCCATTATTTGATGAACAATTTTTACTGTCAGAAAAGGAGTATCAACGGTATTTCGCAACGATAATCTAAATAAAATTCTTATTTTATGCAGGAGGGAACCTAAATGAAAATGACAACAGAAATTACGCATCGATATTTTGAGTTTATCCCTAAGAATGGGGCGTACTACTATGCTCTAATTGCTGCTGACAGCAAGCAAGCAGCGATCGATATCTACTATCGCGACATCTCTGATCGCGATGACGAGCCAGACGCTGACTGTAAAGAATTGACATCAGCAGAAGCATGGGACAAGTGCAAAAGCGCTGATGACGTTGAGGGTGAACTAAGTATTGAAGAGCTACTGGAAGAGTTTGAAGGAAACGGTATCATTCTTTGGCCGCTGGAGCTGATTCAATAAGGAGGGAAAATCATGATCGATATGCGAATCGGTGAGTATCACATCACGAGTGAGCCACGAAACTATATCGTATCACTTGCTAAATTAAGCGATGATGGAACGCCTAAGACCGTTATGACGAAGGCCGGCGAGGTATTCAGCGAACGTGCGTTAGGCTATTACAACTCATTGCCACAAGCCTTACAGGCAGTCGCTAAAGACATGATGAAACGTGGTGATGAACGCGTCACAAACGTTGAGCAGTACGTGCAAAGGGCTCGGATGGCTGATGGAGCGCTGGCTCATTGTGCATGGAAATATGGCTTAGAGTTGGAAAAGCAATCACAAAATATTTAGACAGCAAAAAAGAGCTGCTAACAGCAGCCCTCACCAAAATAACTCAACAACTTATTTTACCATAAACTAATGGAATGATGGGGGCTGTCAGCAGTGATGGAGATTGATTTTAGTAACACAAGCATGAGTGATGTTTTCCCAAAAATAGACAAACAGGCGACGTGCCACAAGGTGGCTAGCTTCCTCAAATGGACACTACCTCGCATGGTACTGATTGCCGGCAAGTCACTGACCGATCTACGCTCGCCAAATTACGACGGAATGCCGAAAGCTCCCGCCAGTGGTAATAGCAACGATGCTCGTATCGTACAGAAGATGTACGCACAGGAGGTTATCAAGCAGACCATTGAAGCGATAGGTAAGTGTGATAAGGAATGCCGCGAGATTTTGGACATGCTTTACTTGCAAGACTACACGGATACTATGTGCTACCTGGACTTGGGTTATTCTGAATCTACTTACAGCCATAGCAAGAAGCCCAAGGCATTGCTTCAATTTGCTGATGTTTACTTGATGGAAGATTTGCGCGTGCCTGCTGCTGAATCCTAGATAGTTGCAAAACGGTTGCAAAATGGTTGCGGATTAGGTGCAAAAAAGTTGCGTGAAGTTCGCCGGCATTAACTGGATTTGGGCGTAGTATAGATATCGTTGAAAGGTTAAGAAAAAGCCGCCTGAGGCATTAAGCCACAGTGATGTGGACCAAAGATCGTCCTGTTTTCGGGAGATGGTCGCCAGTGATGGTAGTTCAGGCAATGGTCATCATTAAAACGTCTGTTGAAGGCATTAAGCTGGAAACGAACCGGTAAACGTTGACGCCGAGTGGTCTAAGCGTAACGCGGGTAACGGCATAACTGCTAGCTGGTGTAGTGAACAGCATTGATGATTGAGGTTGGATAGTCCAAGTTTGTCAGACAAGGGCGCCTACCAGTTATAAGACGTGAGGAAATGACCGTTAGTCCTTAGCGTTGAACCAACATGGTTATTAGCTTGACAGCGAACGCCTACCGGCCCAGTGAAGCATTTGCTTTCTCAAAAGGAAAGCGAACTTCTGGCGAAGCACTGGGTTCCGAATAAGATAAAAACCCCACTATGGGAATGGTAAATTAAACCATAAAATGATTAATTATCTAAATGCAAAAGTCTTCGCCTGCTGTATCTGAAAGTAGTCTAATGCTCAACACACAAGGGGTGTGAATGGAGCGTCGATGAACTCGCAAGGTGATTCGATTCAGTAGCGAGTAGTGCAACCGAGTGGGTAGCTCCCATTTAGTGAATCGAAAGCTGCTGAGTAGGATGCAGTATGAACGGGTGGAACTCCTTCCACCGACTATGGCAGTTACACGAGGGATCGTGTGGAAACGCGACTAAGAAATAAGGTCGTTAAAGACTGCTGCTCACGGATGTATTCTCAATCTGTTAATCTTGCCGGAACTGCGAAGATGGATAATCGCGACGGACTGTAAAACAGTTCTCATTGGGTGAGTAGGTTCGAACCCTACTTCCGGCATTGTGGTGGAATGATGAACCGGCCACAAGATAACCTCCGATCAGAAACGTGCATAGCTCAACGGCAGAGCAAAGAAGATACGGGTTCGACTCCCGTTGCACGTATTGCACGCCAGTCGCTAGAAGTATTGGGTACCTCCGCTAGTGACCAGAACGTCAGTCGGCAGTAGGCACCGTGAGAGCCTACCGATTGTACCCATCGTTAATGGTGCAAACCCGCAATGCGGTACTGACAAGCTCCGAGTTCGACGATTGTAGGAGTATTAATGCGCGGTTTAGGAGTGGTTACCTATCTGGTCTCATAAACCAGTACACGTTGGTTCGAATCCAACCTGCGCAATTGAACGCCAATTCAAAATAAAGGGAGCTGAAAGGCCCCTATCTTTTAATAAAAATACATTTGCTTAACGATGGTGTTCATGATGGCTGTCCCTTAGGGGATGGCTTTTTGTTTGGAGGAAGAATAATGACAGATGAACTATTAGGGATTTATCGAGGTAAGAATACAAAGATTTTGCTGGACGGGGATGCCGTTCATAACTTCGGGCCAGTTCCAGAAAACATGTTTGATGAAGTTGAAGGAGGAATTATCCTTCACTTGCTGTATGCGTCTCCGGTGCTTAAGCATTTTAACCCGAAGAAGTTTAAAGCAATTATTTGTGATGAAAATGCGACTGTGATTACCAAGATGAAAATTGAGAAGTTCAAGATGTTGCCGTTTTCGATTGGTGCGAGTGTGCCTACGGTTGATGTAATGCTGTACGGTGAACCGCGCACCACATTTACAGATTAATTAATCCTTTGCTATATTATTAGTTGAGGTGGATAAGATGATATGGATCCTTGTAATTTTAATTTTGGTGGGATTTCCCATTGGAATTATTGTAGGGGCAAAGTTTAAAATGTTTTCAGAAAATAAGAAATTATTGATAGAAGTAATCGGTGCAATTTGTTTGGTAACAGTTGCTGGATTGATAATTTCCGGACTTGTAGAGATTATCCCGGGGGGGGAAGGCGAATTTGGAAACTGGCTTAGTTTTTGGGGAGCAATCTTTGGAGGCATTATCAACACCATAGTTGCCGCATTGGTTTCTTGGTATGTTACGGTTCATACTTATGCTGAAATGGATCAAAAAAGGGTTAGAAGTGAATATAGATTTAAGATTCAGTCAGAGCGTCGAGAAGAGTATCTGGGTTGGCTAAAGAACCTAAAAACGAGTATGGACGATGAAAGAGAGCATATTAGGGATGCCCGAATAAACAGAGATAATTATAATGCAGGTAAGAAAATGGTTTTTAGATTAAACAATGAATTAAAAGAGTACGAGGAGACAGGTGATTCTGCTGAACAAAATTTTGTAAATCGTATGGCTCGGAACTTTGGATTTACAGATGTGTACCGTATTGACATATCAAGCCGTAAAGTTGCACAGGAAAAAATAAAAACCATTCTTAAGGATTCTGACTATGTTATCATGGCTCAGTTAACATTCAACGACCGTAATTTTGGGGAGATTATTGATAAAATTGAAATTTTCATTGAGGAATATTGTGCTTATGTGGATTGTGTAAAGGAGGCTTATTTAAGCTTAAACATTGAAGAACCAGATGAGGAAATAAAGAATGATAAATCGACTTCTAATGATAAGTCCTTTATTCCCGGAAAGATTAAAATGACAAAACTGTCCAAAGAGGCGTTAATGAATAAGAAAATTTATACTGAAATTTCCAAGCTACCAAGTTCTGATGAAATTGATAAATTGGTTAACTACGCTGTTGAAATTATTTCGAGGTTTCAATTGAACTAATATTATTGAAGAGGTGGTGAGTATGCGTGACTGATAAAGAGCAAGCGTATCAGGATTACATGTCAGGGATGAAGTATAAGGATATCGCGAGTAAGTTAGGCATATCCATCAATACGATTAAATCCTGGAAGAAGCGTCATAATTGGCAACGAGGTGCACCCCCTGCAACTAAAAAGGAAAAGCACCAAAAGAATGCACCCCAGGTTGCACCTCCTGCAATTGACCAACTGGATTCCAACATTCAGCTGACCGACAAACAGAAAATGTTTTGCGTTTACTACTTGACGAGGTTTAATGCAACGTGGGCCTATATGAAGGCCTACGACGTCACTTACAACACAGCCATGGTAAATGGTAATAGACTGCTCAGAAACACTTATATCAAGCAACAGCTAGCAGAATTGAAGAAGGCTCAGGAGACTGAGCTATACATAAATGCAAACGACATCTTGAATGAGTACGTCAAGCAGGCCACTAGCAATCTGGGCGATTACTTGAAGTATGACGTGCAAGAGATAGTCGACAAGAAACACAAAGATGCTCACGGCAACTACGAGCATTATTATTCCGTGCAGATTAAGCCTGAGGATATGGACAAGGTCGATATGTCGTTGGTGAAGTCCTTCCATCGTGGCAAAGACGGCCTAGTCATTGAGCTATATGATAAACAGAAGGCCATGCAAGTCCTACTTGACCGCCTGCCAGAAGCTAAGTTGACCAGTGAGCAGAAGGACAGCTTCCTAAATGCAATCATTGCTGCTAAAAAGGGCAAAGAAAAAGAGTAGCCGAGCTACCCAAAGTCGATATTATCTAGCATACGTTCTCGACTGACCTGATCTAAGCCGAGATAGGCGAGCGTCATGGCTTCACTAGAATGATTAAGTAGAGTCATGACCAGTCCGATGTTGTAGTGAGACTGAACATATACGCGATAAGCGCCCGTTTTACGCATGGTATGAGTTCCCAAGTAATCCAGTCCCAGTAAGTCACCAACACGAGCCATAACCTTGTAGAATTGCTTCTCATTGATATGTCTGGTTGGGTCACTACTTGATGGGAACAGCCATTCAGATTCAATGTGTTTGGAATTCAGCCATTCACGATAATCCAATAAGTCATTGATGACTGGCTTGAGGTAGAGAGTGTTCGCCTTGCCGGTCTTTTTGTCGTGGATAAATGCATTCCTGCAAGCATTACCGTCGCTGTCGAACACGTCATCATATCGCAAGGAAAGAACATCACTGACACGTAATAAAGTGGCTTTTCCGACTTGGAAGATGGTGTAGTTCCTGCGACCAGCTCGAAAACTATCGAGTAGTGTTTGCTGAACTTGTATCAGGACGTTTGAGTCTTTGATTGGAAGAACATTTTGCTTCATGATTGTACCTTCTTTTGTGGTCTATTTATCTTAATATGGAATAAATAACTCCTATAAAAAGAAGTATACAATCTAAACGCTGATAAATCAATAAGCATGAGGAGTTATTATCTTGAAATAGCCCCTAAAAGGAGATGACCATCAATCCAAGTTAAACAATTTGAGTTTGCACCGTTTTCAGAGAAGCAGCTTAACGTTTTGAATTGGTGGCTAGACCCTCGCATTTTTGAAGCCGACAATTCTGAATTAGCTATGGTGCTTCACCCTGAGTGGCTTAATCGACGTGATGTTGAAACAATTATCTGTGATGGGTCAGTTCGGGCGGGTAAGACTCTTATCATGTCGATGAGTTACGTTCTCTGGTCAATGACGAACTATAACGAAGAACAGTTTGGCATTGCTGGTAAGACGATTGGATCGCTTCGGCGTAACGTGATCCGGCCGTTGATGAGAATGCTTCGTGGCCGTGGCTATGAGGTGAAGGATAAGCGGGCGGACAATCTACTGGTAATTAACCACAACGGCGTGACAAACTACTACTACCTATTTGGGGGCAAAGATGAAGGAAGCCAAGACCTGGTACAAGGTATCACGGTCGCTGGCTTCTTTTTTGACGAAGTAGCATTGATGCCAGAATCCTTTGTCAACCAAGCGACTGCTCGTGCGTCCATTGATGGCGCAAAGTTTTGGTTCAACTGTAATCCGGCTGGGCCATATCATTGGTTCAAACTGGAATGGCTAGACCAACTAGACCAGCACAAAGCAATTCACATTCACTTCACGATGAAGGATAATCCTTCGTTGTCCGCTGAGACGATTGACCGTTACGAACGCATGTATACGGGCGTTTTCTATCAGCGCTTCATTCTAGGCCAATGGGTGCTGTCAGATGGTATCATCTACGATAACTTCAACAAAGATAAGATGGTCGTTAAGAATCCACAGGGCACGGCGCGTAAGTACGCTGTCAGCATTGACTATGGGACACTTAACCCGACCGTCTTCCTGATGTGGGGACTGTACGGCGATACTTGGCATCTCACCAAGATGTACTACTATGACGGCCGTCACAAGCATAAGCAAAAGACCGACGAGGAATATTCAGCGGAATTGGATAAATTCGAGGACGGTCTTAATCCTGTTGAGATTATTGACCCGTCTGCTGCTTCTTTTATCACTTTGCGCCGACGCGGAGGTCATCATGTAATCAAAGCCGACAACGACGTGCTAGACGGCATTCGTAAGACTGGGATGGCGATGAATACGGGCAAAATCGTATTTGCACCTACCTTAGCTGACCTATTCAAAGAGTTTGCTAGTTATGTCTGGGATGAGAAGGCCGCAGAGCATGGTGAAGATAAGCCAGTCAAGCAGCATGACCACGCGATGGACGCTATGCGTTACTTTGTGATGTATATGATTGGCCGTCAACCAACGATTCAGACTTTCAAACTAGGATAGGAGGTGAGAGATTGGCACTAGAAATTGATGTACCAGAATTAGAAAACAAAGTCCTCAATAACGCGCAGATTACGCATAATGGGACGTTTATCTTTCCGGCCGACGAAGATATTACCACTGGTGACCTGGTCAGCTTGATTGACTACCATCGACTGCATATTCGTCCTCAGTACTTAAAGGACCGTAAGTATTACGAGGGTGACCACGATATCATGCACAAGGCCGGTAAGGCTCCGTACAAGCCGGACAATCGGCTAGTGATTAACTTCCCACACAAAGCAGTAACCAGCTTCAACGGCTTCTTTATCGGTACTCCTGTAAAGATTGACAGCACCGATAAGAAGGCTGACGACTACATAAGCACTTGGACCAATGTTAACAACTTTGAAGACGTGAACTCGGAGGTTAGTAAGGAAGCTAGCATGTATGGACGGGCTTACTACTTTGTCTACCAAGACGAACAGGGAAACCCATGTGTTGTGCCGTCAAGCCCGCTTGATACCTTCCTTATCTACGACGATACAATTGCCCGAAACGTCAAATATGGCGTACATTACAGCTATAACGTAAAGGGTGAGCTAATGGTGTCACTGATGAGTGTTGGTCAGGATAGAGAGTTCGTTATGAACGGGAAATCTGATAACTACTTGGATCAGCTCGGTGTATATGCTTTACCATACCCGATTGTTCCCATCATTGAAGCTGTTGAGAACGAGGAACGACTGTCACTTTGCCATGACATCGTGACCTTGATTGATGCGCTAGATAAAGCTATGTCAGAGAAGGCCAACGACGTCGATTACTTCGCTGACGCTTATTTGAAGATTATCAATGCATATATGGGTGAGAAGGAAGTTAAAAATTTCAACGAAAACTTACGCGATGAACGAATGCTTGTGGTTAATGGAGCTGATAGTGGTGCGGAGGCTGATACCCAGGTTGATTTCATGGAAAAGCCTTCTGCTGATGAAACTCAAGAACACCTGGTTGATCGTCTAGTTGATTACATTTACCAGATTGCCAACGTGGTCAACCTTAATGATGAGGCCTTCGCGGGTAATCCGGCTGGGGTAACTCTCAAGCTGAAATACCAGCCTATGAAGGACATGGCAGACGTCAAAGCCAATAAGTTCAAGAAGTCGCTACGTGACGTGTTCCGTTGTGTATTCTCTGTCGTTCCGGGGATGAATCCTGATGTATGGCAAGACCTAACGTTCCGCTTCACTCAATCGACACCGCAGAACTTGCTGGAACTGGCACAAGCCTACAGTTACTTCTACGGGAAGATTTCGACCAAGCTATTGCTGCAACAGATGCCGTTTGTGGATGATCCAGACGAAGCTATGGCCGAATTTAAGAAGGAAAACCAGGATACTCAGCAACAGACTGGTGGAATGGTCCAACAGATACTTGGTAACATGACCGACCAACAGAAACAGAAGGGCGGTGTAGGCAATGCCGCTAACGCTCAATCAGGAAAAGCAACGGATTCAGCAACTAATCAACTTGGACGACCAAACGGACCAACAAAGTAGTCAGTATACGGCCGAATGCCTAGCCTTCATTCAGACCCATCTAATGGCTTTTTATGAGCGTTATGCAGACGATGAGGGCATTTCCCTTAGCCAGGTAAAGCAACGCGTCTCACGGTGGGATATGACCCAGTGGAAGCAAGCTATCAGCCAGATGGGAGATGTGAGCGACTGGCCGGATGATGCCAAGCAACGGATGACCATTGTGGGATTCATTGCAGGTATCGACCGTAGCCATTTGCTCGATTCCATCATTAGCCTGGGTGTTATCAAGATGACGGTCTTAAATCAAAGAAATATCACTCATCGCTTACAGCTAGACGGCAAGACCGAAGCTAGACGGATGGGTGATTTTTTTGACCTCACTTCTAAGCAATCCAAAAAGGTTACCAGCATTATCACGGACCCAGAGACCACTAAGATATGGTCACAAAATTTGTGGGTTGATAGCGATAAGATGGCTGGGGATGTGCAATATCTAGTCAATCAACACCTTAAGCACGGCGTGTCGCTCAATGATCTAAATGATATCTTGGCTAGTCATGCTAACCCTAAGCAGTTCAAGCCAGGACAGTCCGCTGCTGATCGAATCTCCCAAATGGAGTTCAATGCACGTCGGATTGTACGAACCGAATCGGCCCGATTGAAGGACGAGGTCAACATGGTTACGTACCGGATGAAGGGCGTAACCAAGGTTGATTGGGTATGTGAGCCTGGTGCCTGCTTGAAATGTCAAGGAATTGAGGAATTGGGGCCATATCCAATCAATGGTGCGCCAGGTATTCCTGATGATAGCCATCCTAACTGTCGTTGTTCGAAGATTCCTCATATAGAAAATTTAAACAGGAGTTATTTCTAGCAAATGGAGCCTATGGAATGCTGATTTATCAATATGTGGATATAAATAAATAATTTCAAAGAGTCGATTGTTCGGTATTTACCGTTGAATCGACCTTTTTTGTACCCAAAACCAGGCGTGGAAGTTTTAAAAAGCTACGGAAAGTGCAGGCATGGATTCACTTTAAAAGCTATGGATGAAAGGAGTTTTACCCATGAAAAAGTTCGATTTAATGCCGCTTAACCTTCAATTCTTTGCTGAACCAGACGATTCAGGTGGTGATGGTTCTGGTACTGGTGGTAATGGTCCACAAGACGGACAAGCCCAAGACAACTCTGGCGGTCAAGGTGAAGGTAATCAAGGCGGAAGCCCCAAGCCAAAAGGCGATGAACCTAAGTACACCGATGAGCAGGTGAACGAAATCATCAACAAAAAGTTCGCCAAATGGCAGACCGAGCAAGCGGCAAAGGTCGAAGAAGCTAAGAAACTCGCCGATATGAATGCTAGTCAAAAGAAAGATTACGAGCTTGAGAAGGCCAATAAGGCCGCTGCTGAGGCTAAAGCTCAAGTGGCACGGTATGAGATGACTGCAACGGCCCGTAAGATGGCTTCTGATGCCGACATGACCCTAACAGATGAAGACCTAGACCACCTTGTAACTGAGGACGCTGATAGCACGAAGGCTAACATGGACTGGTTAAACGGGTTAAAGACCCGTATTTCTGCCGGTGTAAAGGCTGAATTTTTAAAGGGTAATCCTCCCAAAGCTGGTGGTGAGCCATTAGGTGGTAAGACGGGTACTTATGGCGCGCAACTAGCCAAGCAAAGTGGATCTAAAAAGGATCCTTACTTCAAAACAACTAACTAGGAGGATAAATAATGACTAAGTATGAACACTATGTAAGTCCGGACCAAGTTCTGGGCTTTATTCGTGAAAAAGTGGCGTTCGGTGCATTGATTAGTGATACTGGCGTTATTGCTGATGCTAATGGTCACAAGGTGATTCCAGCAGGTACGCCTGTTGGGGGAGATACATCAATGTTAGACGACGAAAACGCAATTCTGGCGGTCGCAACTGACGCTACTAAAGGCACCGTACAAGGGATTCTCGAATTTCCTGTTGACGTTACCGCTGGCATTGCCGACGGTACCGTTATCGACAATGGATACATTAATCGGCTGCGGTTGCCAGAAAATGTGACCATTTCTAAGGATATGGAGAAGGCTCTACATGATAAAACAATTGGCGGCAAAGTCATCTTCATCAGCCGAAATAAGTAAAGGAGGGAAACACATAAATGAATAAATCGATTTTTGACGACATCAACTCAACTAATATCGGGTCTTACTGGACGACTTTATCTCAGCAAATGGCTCCTTATCTTTGGGAAACGTTGATGCCAAATTCTAAGCAAATTGCTTCTGATTTTGTTTTCTACCGTGGTATGAGTAATGCTCCTAAACCACTGGCACCATCTGCATTTGGTGTTCCTGCCATCATGCGGAAGCGAAGTGGGTTTGACCGTGTGTCCGATCACACTCGTTACTTCAAAGAAGGCTACTACATTGACGAAGCTATTCGGCAACAATTACTTCGAGTAGGTGCCAACGCAACACAAGCTGAAAAAGATATGATTAATAACCATATCTTCCAAGACTCTATGGAATTGCTTAAGGGCGCGCAATTGACACGTGAAATTATGCGAAATCAAATTATCCAAACTGGTAAGATCAACGTCATCGGCAATGGTCAAACCATTACAGCAGATTACCAAATGAAAGCTTCTCACCGTGTTGTAAATGACAAGGCTTGGGGCACTACCGGGTCAACACCATTTGAAGACATTCAAAAGGCTCGTGACTTAGTAGGCGATGATTCGGATCAGGTAATTACGCGTGCCGTTATGAATAAAGCCACTTTTAATGCACTAATGAGTGATACAAATGTTAAGTCAACCATGCTATATGACAATGGGAAACTGGCAAACGTGACGATTCCGCAGTCTGAATTGCTTAATTTTTTGGTGACTAACTATGGCTTGACCGTACAAATCTATGATAAGCGGTACATGGATATTGATGGGACCAAAAAGAAATGGATTCCAGATGGCCGGGTTATCTTCTTACCAGATGGCGAACTTGGGAAGACCATTATGTCTACCACCCCAGAAGAAGCTGACTTAGCAGCCGCTTCTGATGTGGATATGACGTTGGTTGATAACGGTGTGGCTATTACTACCATGCTTGATTCTGACCCCGTCAACAAGAAGATCAATGTGTCTCAGGAAGTAATGCCTTCCTTCCCACAAATTGACGGTATTTATATTTTGGATGCGTTTGCCAAGGCTGGTACAGACCCGCTGGCAACTACACCAACTGCACCAGCTTCGACCACTACTACGACTGACCCAAAAGCCTAGCCCCATCGGCTGATAACGGGGCTGATACGAATGTAGGGGATGACGGTACAGCCAAGCCAACCTCTGCCAACACTATCGACCAAATTAAGGCCTATCTGGACGCACAGGGGATCAGCTACAGTGGTGTGACCGCTAAGGCCGATCTGCTTGCTCTCGTAAAGTAGGTGATTAGATGACCATCGATGTATCTACTGTACAGGGGATGGACCAGAAGTTTGCCAAGTTGGAACCAGATGTAATTCAAAACTGGATTGACCTGGCTCAACCGGTGGTAGCCGTGTCTGGCCTGCCTGAACAGCCTGATAATGTGATCCCACATGGATGGGTGCTGATGGCGGCCCATATTGGCACACAGATTATGCGCCAGGGGAACAACAAAAGTAGTCAGACCATGGGCCCTCTCACTGAGAGATTTTTTGACGTGTCTAGTCTTGGTTCTGACATGTTTTTGAAGCTCTACAACGACTTGTTAAAAGCATGGGGGTTAGCTCCCATCGGTAAGAACGAGGTGCATTTTTATTGAGTGAAGATGAATACGACTACATAGACAAAATCGAACGTGAAATTGACGTCTTCAACTCGATGCAGATTGAGGTGGGCGTTCTTCATGACGACTTCTTACAGATGATTGCTGTAGTCAACAATGACGGAGCAGTCATCCGGGCTAAGAATGTGCCTTACCTCGTAATTCCACTCATGAAGGATGGGATACGAACCTACGTCAAGAAGAAGTCAGTTAGTATTCCAGCTCGCAAGTTCATGGAACGGACGATTACCCGCCATGAGGGACGTTGGCAGACACTTGCTGTCCAACAGATTACCAAACTCATGAACGGGGATGGTAGTGCCATGATGGCTCTTCACATGATTGGACACATTGCTGTCGAACAAATGAAATCCGAAATTGTGCGCTTCAAGGTGCCACACAACGCACCGCTGACTGTGGCAAACAAGGGCTTCGACGACCCTCTAATCGACACTGGTGCCCTGAGAGACGCCATCGACTACCGAATTATTCCTAAATTAATTTGAGAGGAGGTGAAAATATGGCAGATACGAGTTCTTTAACTCTTAATGTATACAAGAAAGGTGACCTTAAAACGGTTATCGCAACGGGTACTGATACGGACGTTAAGGCTATCGTCAAGGGATTGGCCCCTGGCACGGTTGTGCCTGATGGCGACTATGTCGCTACTCATACTGACCCAACTGGCACTTTGACTGAATCTGATGCAAAGGGTGTTCCGGGATGGACTGTCCCAAAACAGAAGGCACCGGCTCCGACTAACCTGGTGGTAACGCCAACGGCTGACGGTGCGACTATCGCCGCTGAGACAACTGAATAAAGGAGTGATGACTAATGTTTGACTTCGACGACATGATAGACCGCTGGGGGATTCCGCTTGAAATTGAAATGGGAGGCGGCAACGATGGCGGCCATTATGATGAATCTGGTGAGTGGGTGGCTGATAAGGCCGTTCCACTCAAAGTCAACGAGCCATTACTTCCGCCTGGAACTAACGCTAGCCCTGGTACTTACTACACGGGCAACCGGGGAGGAATGCTAGATGCTTGGGATATGGACTGGTACTCAAAACAACCTAAAATAGCTGACCAAACAGAGGTCAAAGACCTTGAACGTGGAATCACCTATCGAGTGGCAAAAAAGAGCGACTATCAGCCTTATGCCGGTATCACAATTTACAATCTGGAGGCGGTGACGACTAATGGAAAAACCGTTTGACTGGAAGACGTTAATGGCTAAAATCAACGAGTTAATTAAGCAAGAAACGGGTATGGATTGCATTGTCGAGGGCGGAATGGGCCCCCAGCCACCATATCCGTTTTTTACGTACCAAGTCCGACCATACATACCCATCGACATCACGGATAACGTGGATCGAGAGGAGTTTGAAGCAGAAATTGACTTCATGTGCCACTCTCAAAGCGCCAACGAGGCGTACACCTTAGGTAACCAACTACGGAAACTATTTGAAACGCAGTCCATGGACTACCTGGGGGATGAAAACGACTTTGGTGTGGTCGACACAGGGGAGGTTGAGTCTTCAGACAATGTGATTACGGTTCAAGTTGAACGTAGAACTGAGTTCACCGTACGCCTTCGATTGCTAGATACATTTAAAGACAAAATAAACACAATTGGCGATATTGGCATCAATGGAGCCAATCTATCTGATAAAGATAAATACAAATGAGAATAGGAGGGATTTAATTGCCAGTAATTCCAAAAATTACCGATGTGTTTGTCACCATCGACATCACACACCCTCAAACGACGATTGGACTTAAAAATTCCAACATTTTCGTTAAGGGAGACAAAGAATCCTACAAGGAATATACATATCTGGGCGCTGTGGAAGCCGATTATCCGGCCGACACGAGTGTCTACAAAATTGCTGAGCAGCAATTCGCTCAAAGCCCTGCACCAGAATTGGTAGCTGTAACGACTTTCACGGGTGATTCGACTGTTAAGGCCCAAGCACCAGCACCATCTGGCGTTACGGCTGACGCAACCTCTGACGGGGCTACAATCAAGGCTACTCCGGTCACCATCAATGAACCGGGAGATGACGTGCCAACCACTGGCATTGCAAAGGCCGGTTTTGACTACTTCTACAACAACTGGGAATTTGCTATTTTAGCTGACTATAACAAGGATGATGCTTTAGCGTTGTCCAATCTGATCGAACACGGCGGCTACGATGCTAAGGGTTATCATATTCTGTTCTTGCAATTTGGTGAAGATAACAAGAACGATGCAACTGAGTTCGCTGTTAACTCCCGGACATGGTGCTTCTACCATACTGATACGGACGAACTGTATGCGGCGGCTTTAGCTGCTGCCGGTGCTCAGGGGACCATTGGTCAAGTATCGTGGAAGTTCGTATCTGATTTGGCAAATGTTACGCCTGAGACTCTTCCGGCTAGTGATATCTTGGCGCTGGAAAAGTTAGGACTTATCTGCTACGTGCACAAGGGTAACAACGACAACCAAACTGACGACAAGAATGCCGCTGGATATTACATCGACGAAGTTCATGGTCGCGACCAAATCAAGGCAACCGTTGAAGGAAACCTACAGAACACCTTGAACTCGGCTGGCAAGACACCGTTTGACTCGGTTGGCTTAGGGATGATTGCCGCTAGCTTAGATAGCTCTATGAGCCTGTCTTACAATGCGGGGATTATTGCGACCGACCCTGATACAGGTAAGCCAATGTACTCAACTCACGTTCCTTCCGTAAAGGAAGTAGGCCGTTTTGCGATTGCTAGCCGTGTTTTGAAGGACACGACTTTTGGCTATACGCCATCTAGCGCTATCAACACGGTTTACGTGCACGGTAATGAACAACAATGGGTATAAGAAAGGGGGAAAAGTAAATGGCAGTAGGAAACGCAGTTGACGACTTTACTGGTCGCAATTCAATTGATATTGGTGAAGGACGGACGCTTAACTTGTACAAGGCTAAGGACGTCTCTATTACTATCACGCGGGCCGATGGATCTACCGTAATCCTTCGGAACTTCCAAGATGGTGACATGGTTACTCCGCAAAAAACCAACAATAAAGTGGACGCGATGAGTGACCCACAAGCATCTGCAGCGGCTTCGGTCACGTATGACGCAATGGGGACTATTCAAACCACCGTGCAACAGGGATCTCCAACCAATAACTTACTTAGTGAGTTGTACAACACCGATGAAGTGTTTGGCTTTCACATCGCTTACGGAGATGAGAAGACCGGTGGGGACCATTGCATGATCCAGAAGGCTCCTGACGCGCCGTTCGGTAAGAACGTGCCTACTCGTGCTTGGACTGCACAGGTCTTTGACTACAAGTACGATGGCGACGCAAACGCTTAGCACCGGGAAATAAATAGAATTTGAGTAGGGCTGCCGGTGCAGTCTATTTTTTTGCTTAAATTTTTGGGACTTGGCATGGTTCAACTCCATGTCAGGCCATTATTCAAAATAAAAAAGGAGATATTTTATTATGACTGAAAAAGATGAAGTACAAGCAACTAATACGGCGGTAAAAACTACTACTCGCAAAAAGGCAACTCCTAAGAAGAAAAATTACTCCAAGACGATGAAGCAAGAAACCTTCACCGCTGAATCCGGGAACGAGTACCTATTTACTTATCCGGGTACCTTCTTCGTTCAACAAAAGGTTGTCGATGCTTCGATGGTAAACGGATTCCAAGACAAGGTTCTCCTGTATGAAGCGCTGATGAAGAACATCTTAGAAGGCGACTACGACTGGGACTACTTCGATAAGCAAATCAAGGATGAAGACAAGACCAACTCTGTAACTGCCGAAGATCACGACGGAAACGAGGTCGAATACAAGCTCAAGTATCCTGGTCTCAAACGTCAATACAGCATGGTCGAAGAATCTCGAACGGTCAACGGAAGCATTGCCATGGCCGAATTTAACAAACAACTCATGCAACATGTCATCGTAAGCCCGAACATCAAGTTTGATTACTGGGACCACCATGATGGTTATCAAAAGATTATGGAAGAAGGAAATGTCTTTTTGGGAACCGTCGGTAGTGAATCTGACTTCAACGAGGTCATGGAAGCGGCAAGTGACTTCGTAAACCGTATGTTTCGGTAATCCCTACGATAAAAAAGAGCAAGTACTAAAGCAGAAGGCTCAGTACCTTCTGCAATTTTACCGTCCTTCTATCTATGGAATCGCCAGTGTTGAGGAAACCAAACGAATGACAACAGACGAATTGATGGTTGCTAATGCCTTGGTTGACGAAATCGAGGAGCAACGCGATATCCGGATGAACAACGCCATCGTTCATGCTCTTAATCCTGGCGATAACTAGAAAGGAGGTAATACATAATGGCGATGAGAAAAAGTTTCATCGAAATAGGCTATAAGGTCAACAAGTCTGGCTTGACAGAAGCAAAAACGGCGGTTGATAAGCTGATTCGTAGCCAAGAAAAAATGCTCAACAACTTGGATGCTTATGATCAACGCAATCGCAAAATTGCGGCTAGTCAACAATCTGTGAATAGTGAGCTTCAAAAGACTGCCGCATACCAGTCTCAAACTGCTAAAGAACAGGCTAAGGTAACCGACTCTGTTGTTAAGACGCGTGCTGAACAACGGAAGCTGTCTGAGGCCGAAGGTAAAACTCGGCAAAAGGCAGTAGATACTGGTGACTCGATTGTTCGAAGTAATGAGAAGAGTGCTAGGGCTGTAAATCGAACTCGTCGTAGTACCGAACAAGCGTCAACTTCTTTTGATAAGCTTCATGGTGCTGGAAGTCGGCTAGTCAATATGGGTTCAGCAATCTCGATGGCTATGTTACCGGTCGCCGCAGCCTTCAAAAAATCTGCTGATGAAGCCACTGAGTTAGAGAACAAATACACCACCATTCGCAACTTACTACATACAGGTGGTGAATCTGCTGGTGCCTCAGCTGCTGAGACCAAACAGATGGAGAAGGACAACAATCGTTTCGCCCTGCAATATGGGGTTGCGCCTACCGAGATGTCAAAAGGTGGCGAAGAGCTAATTCGGCGTGGCTACTCTGGTAGTCAAGAACTAGCTTCACATAAGTACTTCCTACAAGCGGCACGAGCGTCTGGTGATGACTACAACTCGGTTGTTGGCTATGGCGCACCTGCCCTAGAACAATTCGGTTACAAGACCAAGGCCGGTGACAGTCAGAAGAAGATGGCTGCCTACACTAAGACCGTTCTTAATCAAATGGCCTATGGTGCTGACTTATCTGCGACCGACTTCACCGGTATTGGGAACAGTCTTCGATACGCTGGTGCCACGGCTCACTCGGCCAACCAGTCACTGTCTGGAACCATTGGGGCTATTGGGGTCTTAAGTAACAACGGCCAAGACGGTACTGTTGCCGGTACAGGTCTGCGTAAAGACATTAATTCCCTAATGAATCCAAGCAGTGGCCCAAGGGGTCAAGGTGAAGCCGCACTTAAGTCGATTGGGTTAACCCCTGACGATCTACGTGACTCTCACGACAACCTACTTAGTTTGGATAAGGCCTTTGAACTTTTAAATAGTCACATGAAAGGTATGAATGATACTGAACGGGCGTCTGTCTTTCATGGGCTGTTTGGTACAACTGGGCAAGAATCTGCTCTGATTCTGTCTAAGAACGTCGATCAAATGAAGTCCTTGACCAACCAGGTTCAAAATGCCGAAAAACAGGGCAACGGTAAAGGCTACATTGCCGATCTAGCCCAGAAGAACATGAAGTCCTGGAAGAACCAGATTGAAGTCTTCAAGCAATACTTGAACGTCATGGGACTTGGCTTCACTAAGACAGTTCTTCCTGGATTTACACATATGCTTACTGATACCAACCACGTACTTAAGGCACTGATTAAGCTTCCAGAACCGGTTAAGGATTTAACAGGTCACGTTGTGGCACTTGGTAGTGCAATGGCAGCTGCTTACGCTGGCTCTAAGCTCTTACGCAAGGGATTAGATTGGATGGGTGGCAGTGGTTCTCGAAAAGTTGGACGTCAAACTCAATTAGTCCAAGACGTCGCGCAAGATGCAGCAGATGTATCTGGATACTCGGTGCCTCGTGGTGGAACTGGGACACGTTCTGGTTCTACTCACTTTAAGACAAGTGCATTGAGCCGAATGTCTGGACTAACCAAGCTGACCATCGCGGGTGTTGGCTTAGATGTCGGTACGGAAGCCGTTAGTGCGTTTAAGGAAGGTATTGGCACCAAAAAAGGTGGTCAAGACTTATGGGGTTCTGCTGGTAAGACTACAGGTGCTGCAATTGGTGGTGTGCTGACCGGTGGTAATCCAGTCGGCATTATGATTGGTGAACAAATGGGTAAAGAGTTCACTAAAATTGTCAAGGCTTCTGATTTTGTTAAGCCGGACAACCATCCAGACAATAAGCACAATGCACATAAAAAAGTCGACCCTAATCACACTCATTCACTGCATGAAGGCGGAGAAAACACCTGGCAAGATGATGCTTCCATAGCCGGAACTATGGCTGGAAATGGAGTTTCTAAGCTACGAGATAGGCAACGGCCCCAAAAAGCGACTAACCCATATTCTGGTCTGTCGTCTCAAACGTCTGACTTCTTACGATCGACTCGAAAGCAAGTACAGCAAGCCAACTCTGAATACTTGAGCATTATGGCAACCGGTTCTAAAAAAGCTATTGACCAAAATAAGAATACATATACGAGTCTCCTTAAATCTGTCAAGTCATACTCAGCCAAACAGCGTGAGTCTTCGGATAGCAACATTAACTATCTTAAAAAGATTGGCGCAATTAGTTCGGCTGAACAGGCTAAAGAACTCCAAAAGAATAAAAATGGTGATAACAAACGTCTGTCTGCCGTTAGGAATACGGTCACACAGATTGAGAAAGCTGAAAAGTCTGGCAGTTCTAATCGAATGGCCCTTGTCGCTAAGCTAAATGGTCAATTGCTTCGCCTTACGGATGCAGGTGCCAATAAGCAGAAGAGTATCTACAACAAACTTCGTGAGGGCGTTACGTCCCTAACTTCAAAGCAATATTCTTCTGTGATGAAACAAAGTCGGCAAGCAAGAACACAAACAGTAGCCGATGCTAAAAAGCAGTATGAATCTCAAAAAGAGAGCGCCACGAAGTCTTACTACAAGACACTCAGTTCTGCCAAGGCTACCTACGGTGTGCACTCTAAGATGTATGCCAAGATTAAGACCTACGCCGATAAGCAGTACACCGACACGACAAATGCAGCTCATCAGCAATACAAAGATACAGTTAAATGGGCTAACAAGTCTGAAAAGGCTGTCGAGAAGGCTGCGGCTAATGCCGCAGATGGCATCGACGGAATCATGGGCGTGATGTCCGATAACATCACGATAATGGGCAAGCAGCTTGCTAAGGCGGTTGGCGGAACTTATTCCAAGCCCGTTTCAAATGAACAATCCATCAAGAATAATACTCAGCCCGGTGCCCAGCTTAATAAAGGAGCACAAAAGCTTCGGAATAAAACGACCGTGCTCAAGAGTGGTCAATCCGCGCCTAAGATGCCTAATGCCTTTGCAGGTCATGCGACTGGTGGACCTATTCGTGCTACTCAGATGGCGATGGTCAACGAAGCTGGTACAGAAGTAGCTTACAACCCACGGACAGGTAAGTTCCGTCTGCTGGGGAACGGGCCAGCCTTTACTAAGCTATTTGCTGGTGAACATGTTATCAATGCTAAAGACACTCGCAAGCTGTTTTCTGGTGGTCTAGGCACGGGTAAAACACTCAAAGGATATGCATCTGGAACTACTTCGCTAAAGGATTCAAACGTTGGTGTAAGTTTCAAAACTAAGGGATTCGGTAACCCACTAGGCTCCGCTGAGAAGGCTACTAAGACTTCAATGGGTAAGATTTCTAAGGCAGTAACTGGTGGCTATGACAAGGCCACTAAAAAGTCTGCTAAATCTATCAGCAAGTTTGGCACGCAGTCTGAACGAAACTGGAAAACCATTCATGGCGATACCAAGGGCTTAATTGGAAAAATCCAAAAAGATGCAGTTGCCGATTATGACCAGTTGCAAAAGGGTGCGGATAAGCAGCTCATACAAATGAAAAATGCCCAGTCTTCAATCATGAGCAAGATTCACAGTGGCATGAATTCGGAAACGAAGGCCATTGAGAGCGACTTTAACTCTATTATGGGTAAGTTACCGGGTGATGCTAAAGATGCCATGAAAGGTTCCATTACGTCCCTTAATGGTGGCTTTACTGCGATCGATTCAGCGTTAAGTCAATTTGGCGGCAATAAGTCTGTGTTGAAGCCAATTCATTACGCGACTGGGTCTAATGGTCCAATCGGTAGCGATCAGCTTGCCGTCTTAAATGATGCTAACTCTGGTCCACGTCAAGAATTGGTTGCTCGTGGTCAACAGCTTCTTAAGCCAGTCGGCGATAACGTAGCTGTTCATCTGCGTAAAGGTGATGAAGTCTTCAATGGTGACCAGGTCGAGCGTGCTAAGCCATATCTGCCTCATTTTAAGAAGGGTACTGGTGCATCTGACAGCAAACTGAAATCACTTGCTAAGGCCAACGCCGCTAATCCAGGGAAAGCCTTTTCTAGCGAATTTACAGCTAATGCTAAGCTAACTGGTTCAACTCTTCAAAAAGGTGTGACCAACGTCGCTAACACCGGTGCTAAGAAGGTTGGTGTTCCATGGTCGAGTGCTATGTGGGGCCTGATTCAGGACACTATCGAAGGTGGCACAGCTGCTGGTGGTAAATGGATTCATACACCCGGTCTTGCTTTAACCAATGGCTTTGGTGCTGCTCGATCCTTTGGCTCCCATGACGGTAACGACTTTTCCGGCCCATTAGGGTCAGCCATTCTCGCCATGCATGGTGGTAAGGTCGTTCAAATTGGGCGACCAGGTCATGGTTGGCCGTATAGTCAGCTAGGTGACATCATCGAACTTGACTCTGACGATGGGTATCACCAAATTTACCAAGAGTTTGGTGGCATGAACAACATCAAAGTCGCCGTTGGTGACGTCGTGAAGACTGGTCAACGTATCGCCACTTTAGGCCACCTTAATGGTGCTGGTAGTGGTGCTCACGTCCATGTCGGACTAGCTCATGGTTCTGTTTGGGATCATGGCGGTTCGTCTACTAAGGGCTGGCTTGATATCACTAAGATGCGGGGTGGCTCTGATGGGTCATCTAAACTCAAATCGTCGTCCAAGCCTAAAGCCAATAGTGCCCTGACTAAGCTGGTCAAATCTCAACTTGGTTCATCTGCTATCAAGTGGATTGAAAAGAATCTTCAAGACGATATCGGCTCTGCTGACGTTGGCGCCTTGGGTGGGAGTGTAGCTTCTCGTGCACGAACGCTTGCAAAAGCAATTAAGAGCATGTACGGGCCAGCCACTAAAGCTGGTATCGCAGCTGTTCTTGGTAACTGGGAGTTTGAATCTGGATTGAATCCAGGTGCGATTAACCCTGGCGGTGGTGCTAGTGGTCTTGGTCAATGGCTCGGTGGCCGGAAGAGTGCTTTGATTAACTTTGCTAAGAAGAATGGTGGAAATTGGAAGTCAGCTGGAACTCAGCTTGCTTTCGCCTTGAAGGGTGATGGCTCCGACAGTTCCGTCTTGAAGTCCGTTCTGAGCGGTACTGGCTCGGTTGCGTCTTTAGCTGCTAAGTTCTCTTCGCAATGGGAACGTGGTGGATATACAGCACAACATGTGGCTGGTGCACGAAAGATTGAAGCAGCGCTTGGTACCGGCGGTCAGGCTCAAATCGGTAAGAACACTTTGGTTGGCGAGCATGGACCAGAGTTGGTTAACTTTGATCGGCCCGCAACAATCCGTTCAGCTGATGCAACACGACAGCTAGCTAATAAGGCGGGTGCTAAGTCTAAACCATCAATTCAAAATACTTTCCACATCGATCTTAAAATTGAAGTTAAGAACGGGGATGCCAAAGAAATTGCAAAAAACGTTAAGTCTGCTTTGCGTGACGAATTGGACAATCTCTTTAGTACTGAACTTGAAAATCTAGATTATTAGAGGTGAAGTAAATGACCGTGTACACGAAGACTTGGAAGAAAAAGAAAAAAGCAGTTACTGATTCTAAAAACGCCTATGAAAGTTTGTCTGCAACTCAGAATAAGCAGATTTCACAGGCGAAAAATTATCAGGCAACAATTACGACTGCTCAATCTGATATCCAAGCAATCAACGATTTGCTTTCGTATTATTACAAAAGTGAAAAAACCAAGGGGAAGAATGGCAAAACTACAACAAAGAAGATTAAGGTCAAACGCAAAACGCCTGCTAAGCCAAGCAAAGCTCAGCAGGCCAAATTAACTGAGTATCAATCGCAAATTAAGTCTGCCAGTTCTAAATTGAGCACACTTAAGAAGTCTCCTTCATACAAGAAGGCTTCTAGTAAGTTGAAAAAGGCTAAGTCAACTGCTAAGCAAAGCAAGGCTGCTTATGATAAGTACATGAAAAAACGACATGCTACTGCGCTGAAACGGGTTGCACAGCAGCGTCAGGAAAACTACAAACGTTTTATGGCACCTCATGCCAGTCTTCACGCGACTAACTCGTTGACTGGACTAGAGGTGTTTTTGTTTGCAACTGATGAGTCTGAAACCAATGACTCCACAGCTACGACTTACCCTATTGATAAAGATGATCCGGTCGTAGATCACGTTCAGCGAACGGCTAAAACCATTACTATCAACGGGTACTTGTATGACCAGAAAGCAGGGAAACGCTTATGGTCTGGAACGAAAGATGATGTTAGTGGTTCTGGATTACCTAAGAAAAGTTGTCGTCAGCAGTATAACAACTTAAAGAAGTGGCAATTTGATGGTACTGAACTTGTCTACAAATCTAATGCCGCTAATGACGTTGGAAAGCGAGTCATGAATAAGATTTATTACAAGCATTTGTTTATGACTAACTTAACCAAAACGCTTGATGCACCACTTCTTGGCATGATGAAAATTAGTATGACTTTCCAATTTGCGTACAAGGCAAAGGTAACCACTACTTCTAAAGGTACAAAAAACAACAAAGGAAAGAAAACAACTGGTGGAAAATATGTTGGGGCCAAGTACATTACCGTCAAGAAGGGTATGACATACTGGGGACTAGCCAAAAAGTATGGAACAACAGTTGCCCAACTTCGCAAGTGGAACGGTAGCGAAAAGGTAACCATGTATCCTGGTAAAAACGGAAAATATCCCGTTAAGTTACGGGTAACCCAGGGAATGTCTACTGCTGCTTTATCCAAGAGTTTGGTTAAAAATAAGGCTTCGACTAGTGCTGCATCAACCCTTAGTAAAATTGCTAAACAGTTGAGCAAGTAGGGAGGAATAAGCAATGCCTGTTAGACCATACATAGATTTTGACGTTGACGATTTACCAGAAACGTTTGAGCAAGACTTAGACGGTACTACATATCTTATCTCCCTTACTTACAACGATGAGGGGGATTTTTTTGTTTTCACGCTTATGGAGGATGATGAAACTCCCATCGTCTCGGAAAAATTAATTCTCAATCAACCGCTATTCCAAGAGTTTCCGCCTGATGAGCGCTTGCCAACGACACCTCTGGTACCTATGGATGAGTCTGGCCAGGCTAAGCGAGTTTCTATTGATAACTTCATGGATACGGTTTTCTTGTGTGAAGATGTTTTACCAAATGATGGTACGGATATTGGTGAATTACCAATTGACGGCGATTGGACGGGGGGATTAGATGGCTAAGTATCTATATGGCAGACGTGTAAAACTCGTTCTGCTAACTCCGCATGAGTCAGTCACGTTTGACTATAAACAGACTGAAACACATTCCATGGGAATCCAATTTAATGTTCCTTTTAGCGATTCGAGTACGCCGCCAACTTGTACGGTAACCATCATGAATTTGGCTGCTAAGCACCGGAAACTTTTCAAGAAAGGCTATGAAGTCAAGCTCTATGCAGGATACGCAGAAGATGGTGTTGGTCTTCTGTCTGCTGGAGTCATTAGGGCTATTAGTCCTTTTACCTCCGATGGCACAAACAACACTTTTTCTTTTACATACCGAGAAGGCCAGGAGTACTCCAAGCTACTCTCTAGCGCTGAGAAGGCTAACAAAAAAGCTGATGAGGCACGAAAGAAAAAAGCTAAAGTAATTGGAAAAAAAGCTGCTACTGGCTTACCGAAGATCAAGAAACATAGTGCTCTGTCATTTGGTAAAAACACAGCAGCAAGCACAATTATCCGACGAATTGCAAGTGACGCAGGAATTACTCTTAGCAAGGTCTACTTAGCTAAGTCTAAGAAGTACAAAAAAGGCTATGCAGCTCATGGTAAGCCAATCACTAACATCAAAGCCATTGCAAAAGCGTGTGGTAGCAAGGTCTATTATCGACGAGGTTCAATTGTAATTGACGATTTGTCCAAAGTTAAAGGTCATAACGAACATATTCTGGTGACGGAGCATGTTAAAGGCCGCCATGGTGGTACAGGATTAATTCAGTATCCAACAACCGATTCAGACAGCATGGCTAAACACAAAACTTGGACAGTCACTAGCTTACTTAGATATCAGGTTTCTACCGGGTCAGTTGTGACGGTTGAAAATCGCTTTTTAAAGGGTACCTTTCGGGTAAAGTCCGGCGAGCATGTATGCGACGACAGTGCCTTTACTACAGCGATGGAGGTGTATGTATGACAAAAATTGGAAAGCTGCAAGAACATTTTCATGAGTTGATGGAGAAAACTGGTGATAAGTCCGGCTACTCTATCAATGTATCGAATTTTGCAAAGGTAGTCTCTTATGATTCGACACACCATACCGCAGACGTACAGCCCCAAGTTGACGATGAAGGTGGCCGGGACGAAGTAGGAATTATTATTGGGTGTCCGGTTTTGATGAATTGCTACGCTTTTGATGGCGGCAAGTCTATGAAAAATGGAGCAACTGTATTTATCGTTTTTAATGACCGAGACTTAGACAATTTCGATGGCGGGAAATACACGAAAGCCTCCGATCGAACACATAGCGTCAATGACGCCGTAGTCGTGGGGGTGTATGAAGGATGAGAGATTTTAAGCTTGATAAAAATGGCGATGTAATTATTGATGATGGTGATATTGCCATGATTAGCGATAATGAAGAAATTAGCCAACGCATTGCAACTACTTTACGAACGCGACTAAATGAGTTCGAGCCTGTGGATGAACCTATGGGGTTGACTCGTGAGAACGCGCTTGGAAAAGGCTATAATCAGGATTTTCTCCAAGAAGACATTGAGGATGCTATTAGTACACAAGTTGATGAAAATATTGACGTTCAAGAGATTAATTTTACTAAAAGCGATGCTGATAGAAGCCTAAGTGTTGAGGTTAAGTATATGCTGCCAAATGGCGATGTGGAAACCGTACAAACCAATTTAGGAGATGATGACCAGTGACGGCGTTAGATAAGACCGGACTCAAAATTCTCAATTTTCAACAGCTCTTGAATCAGCTAACAGCCAAAACTCAAGAACTTTTTGGCGATGATGTCAATACGGATCAAAACTCTGCTTTGGGTATGTACATTCGTGTTATCTCTTGGCTTCAAAATATTGTTAATCAGGATTTGGAAGCAGTCTACTATTCCAGTTTCGTTGACCAAGCCGAAGGAGTTTCACTAGACCGTTTAGGGTCTAACTACTCTGTCACTCGTAACCCCGCCCAGGCTGCTACAGTAATTCTTGATTTTACCGGTACGACTGGTACGGTAATTCCTGAGGAGACTGTGTATACCACAGAATCGGGCGTTGAATTTGAAATGGTTGACACGGTCACACTAGATGACAGCGGCAAAGGCTCTGGTGAGGCCGTATGTACGGCTTTAGATGAAACAGGTAATGTTGCCCCTAATACCATCAGCGTGCAGGGGGAGAACATCGCAGGTGTTGAATCGGTGACCAATCCCACACAAGCTAGTGGTGGTGCTGAGATTGAGACCGATGACGCTTACCGTCAACGAATCCATCTGAGCATGGAATCTCAACCAGGGCCAACTTACTACGGTCTATACACAGGCCTGTACGCGCTCCCAGGTGTGGAGCAAGTACAGATAGTTCCTAACTTAACTATGGAGACAGATAGCTATGGTAATCCTCCCAAGTCTCTTCACTTTTATGTGAGAGGTGGCCGGGAAGATGATGTAGCACAAGCAATCCTGGATAACATCGCGGCAGGGATACAAACCGTAGGAAAAATCAAAGAAGCAGTAAAAGACATCGGCGGTCATACGCACGATGTCTTTTTTGATACAGCGACGGTGGTTCCCATCTATGTCAATATGTCGCTTAAAACCAGTGATGATTTTAATTCTGAAACTAGTCCGGTAGAGATTGTGCAAGCAATTAAAGACTACCTTAGCGGACTAATCATGGGCGATAAGGTAGTCTTCACTAAACTGTATCAGGCTATCTATAACATCTCCGGCGTTGAGTACGCACAGGTAACGCTTGGGCGTGATAAGTCAGCCATGGGTATGGCAGATATTCAACTTGATCAGTTTGAGACGGCCGTGGTCGCTAACGATTCTGATGTGGAGGTGACAGTTGATGACGGATAAGGCTTACACGCCTGAGTACAATCTGGAAGACTTACTTAACGAATTACCGGTCAGCCTTGCTTATGAGGAAGGCTCCAACAATGCAAAACTACTGTCCCTCTACTCGGATGGTATGGAAGATGCTTTAGTCACTCTTCAAAAGATGGATGAGTGGCACAGCATTGACATTGCTGAGGGCGAAGCTTTAGACATGATCGGAAATGATCGTGGTGTCGCACGGAACGGCTATGATGATGAATTCTACCGATTCTTGATTAAGTCTAAACAACTTCAACGTCAGACGGACGGTACTTATAACTCACTTATCAAGCTAATTGCTGAGTCGTTGGGAGCTAAATACTCCGAAATCAACGTTGATCCGGTAGATGATGAGCCTAACGCAATTCAGGTCACCAACGTACCAGCTACATACATAGACTCTCAACGTAAGGAAAAATTGGTTCTTGATCAGATTCGCAGTTCTGTAGCAGCCGGCATCAGGGTAGCTGGAATCGGATTCCAGAAGACGGTTAATTCCACGCTTTACTACGCAATGCAATTTAAGACGACACAAGTTATCGAATCGACGATGAGTGTGCCGCAATTAAAGGAGGGATAAAATGGCGGACAGTTCGAGAACCATTATGACTGATGCGGGTTTTGCGTTAGAAACGCGGGTCCGCGCTGATGAAACAAAGATGCAGTTTACACGGGCCACCATTAGTACGGACGACCACTTTAGCGATACGGACGACGCTTTAGCAAAGCTAACGGAATTATCTAATATTCAACAAGACGGGAAGGTTACGGCAGTCCAAGTAATTAACACGACCACGGTTTACGTACAAGTTGATGTGAATCAGGCTGAGTCAAAGGCTGACTATCAGATGCGGTCCGCGGCCTTATATGCCAAGGATGACGATGGCACAGAAGTCTTGTATGGAGTCACCGTGCTACAGGATCCTGTCTTTGTCCACAAAGATGCTGATGGTTCCTATCTGGGTTTTGGAATTAATACCACTGTGGGTAGGGCTTCTAACGTCGTTGTAGTGGTTGATCCTGCTAATATGGTGACTCAGCAAGTATTTGAGAGTACCATGAAAAACTACTACACGAAGGCGGAAATCGACGCCAAATTTGTCACCGACGACGACTTTGCCAGCAAGCTGCCCAAGAACATCGCGACGACCGATGCGGCCAACACCTTCGCCAAGTCGCAGACGCTCGCAGGGGGCGCCACGGACGGCAAGGGGAACGCGTATGCCACGACGAAAGATGTGGCCACCGGTTTAAACAATGGACTTAGCACTAAAGTTACTGATAATAAGAATGGCACAATCACGGTAAATAGTTTGACTTATGACCTTCCTAAAACAGGTATTACACCAATTGATGCTCGTTATTCTGGCTCATTTAATGATTTACCTTTGGGGACTGTTTTTGCAAGTAATATAGTGACGGATGGTCCTGATAAAACCCATGCTTTTACTACAACTACATTTTCCTTTAATAGTTGGAACCCTGGTAGAAAAGCACAGATAGCAATTGCTGATAGTGCAAATCTCATGTACTTTAGAGTTTATACAGGTGCATCTTGGCAAAGTTGGACGTTATTGTCTGACGATTCCAAAGTAGTACACAGCGCTGATATGCGCAAACCAGCAAATGATGTCGCAGGAATTGAGGAAGTTAACACTAAGCAAGATAAAATTGGTTACACACCTGCTGATGATTCCAAAGTTGTTCACGCTACTGATACTTCAAGTTGGCAAAAATCTAAGGTAACCAATGACGCCGGCGGGCCCTTATTAATGTTGGGAGACACTGACGATTTAAGCGCGAAAATAGCCGGATTGCCAAATGGATACTTTACAATTTACTGCACTGGTAAAACATTAAATAATCCTTCTGCTTCTCCAAAAAGAGGTATTATCCATATTACTGCTTCAAAAAGAGCAGGGTCTGGGATATTGTTCAGTGAAGACAAAAATGCTTATATAATAACAATGCTACTGGGAACAGTGACCTATACTAAAATGGCTGACGATTCTAAAGTAGCTCACCTATCTGGAGCAAACAACTTCGACACCGTTCCAACGGTCAATAACAATCCGTTACTATTAGCAAGCAGTTTACCGTCTGATTTAGCACGAACTGGTCAAGACGCCAACTTCACTGGTAAACTTCAGCAGAATGGTCAAGATGTTGCGCTTGCCAATAATACGATTGCCCGCAACCCTAACACTGGGGTTGTTTCTGAACCCGTTGATTTTACCAAGCTCACTGTGAACGGAGGTAAATCAGTCGCTACCAGCGACGATTTGAAAAGCGTTGCGGATAAAGCTTGGTATCAGTTAGATAATAAATATATCACTCCTGCTAGTGGCTATACTTTGGCCCCCTCTACTAGCATTCTGTATAAAATAGATGATAGTAACCACAAGCTATATTTATCTGGGTCAATAGCGCTGACTGATTCCGATGGTTATAAAATTCCAGTTACCGTTCAGCTTGGAAGTATCATTAAGTCAATTAAAAATTTTGATGTGCCATATTTTGGATATTATAACTCTAACGTCGAGTGGAATTTTGTTCGGCCTAGTCAAAGTGGAACAAATTTAACGTTTCTTTCTGTATTAGGGCTCTCAAGTATTGCAGCAACTACGGGTACGGGTGGATGCCTTGCCTATGTCACTTATGATGAACTGATATAGACAAGATCAGCAAAATATTCACCATATGGTTTCGATAATCCGATATTAAGTATTGAGAAAATTTAAGGAGGAAAAGAAATGCCAATTTATTACGTAAAACCAGATTCAGACAACAAGTTTCCAGATAAAGATACTACACCCGTACTTGAACCAGCGGATGGCTTACGAACGGTGAATATCCCGACTACCTCAGTTCAATACTTCCTGCGTTACTGGTGGATGTATGCATTCAAGGGTGACGGTTCACAAGAAGTCACAGCTCCGGGTAACTTACCCAACTTGGATATCGACTATCTGCAAGGATTGATTGACAAGGAAGGTGAAACTATCCAAGGCTTGCAAACAGCATTGGGAAGCGCCACAAAGGCTCAAGTAGAAGCCCAGCAGCAATTTGTCACTACGCAGGAGCAATTTCAGAAGCAATTCGTCAGTCTGTCACAGCAAATTGTGGCAGTGCAAAAGCAAATCGCAGCCAAGGCAGAATAGGAGGAATCATTATGGGAAATAATCCATTTTCAGCACCAAGCATTGAAGATGCTAAGTTGTATGCTTCATGGGGCTTAGACATTAGTTATATGGTCAATTGGTGTATCACACCAGATCAGTACAAGGAACTTACAGGCAAGGATTACACGGCACCGACGACGGATACTACCACCGCCTAGGTGCTTTTTTGATGGAAGAAGGAATTTATATGTATCATCCAATTCGAGATAATCCGCTGCATACCGTGATTGCTTTTACTATGATTGATATTGGCCTATTTTTGATGGTTAGTGATCATTATTTTACTTGGCCACCAGTAGTCGCTGAAATTGCGAATGATGATGCCGTAGGCATGATGTATGTGGTGATTGGGGTGGTTATGGCAATCTGGGTCTTGGACCCTAAGCGGTCGGTTAGGATGGATCACATCATTTTAACTGTGGCCACGTTTGCCATGGCGACCTTGTCATTTTATCAGTTCTTGCATTCAATGGTTATGGGGAGCGGAATGCCGTGGATCAGTAATGCCGCACTGACCATTGTCATTATGATTATTGCCCGCCGCTCGGATTCAGTTTGACTGAGAGCTATTTGCATCAGATATATCTAATCATGTCAGTTGTAGCCGGTATGATTGCGGCATGGTACACCAATCGAATATCACGGAAGAAGTCTAATCGTGAAGAATGGCAAGGACTGTACATGGAGATGAAGACGCGAACTGATGAAGCCGAAAAAAGGAATCATGAACTCATTATGGAAAACGAACAGCTACGAATTGAAAATGCAGAGCTCAAGAGTCAGTTAAAATCTTAGGAGGAAAAAGCATGAATGAATTTACGAAGATTATTAAATTACTCAACGACACCGGTATCTTAGGTGTCTTAATTTTTGCCCTGGTTGGCTGGTTTACCCGGATCAATCCGGCATTGAAGACCAAGATTTCAGCGAACAAGTCCGCTGGTCAACGAGAAGTTTTAAGCATAGTGGATCAATTGGCCGCAAGTTGGGTTCACAAATTATCAACGAACTATGAAATGCCAGGGGAAGAGAAACGAGAACGAGCAATCGCCGGTGTGATTTCCCAACTAAAAGGATGGGGGCATAATGTTGATCCAGTTCTTGTGGCCGCGGCTATTGAGAAGGCCTATCAGCTCATGTCGGGTACTAATACGAAAGCCCAAACAAAGCAGGCTGAATACAATGCGGCTCTGGCGGACACAGAGCAGGCGTTCGCTGATAAGCAAGCACAACTGGACAAACAAGCTGCGACAGTGCCCGCTGACCCAGCACCCTTAGATGTACCCGAAAAGACGGCCACTACGGAGGGAGATGCAAAGTAATGCCGCATTATGATGTTGTGGATACGTCCAATAACAATGGAATCATGACCGTTGCCAATTGGCGTTCGATGAAGAAGTATGGCGTCAAAGCCATGATAGCTAAGCTATCCGAAGGCACGTACTTCACTGACCAAACGGCCAAGCCAAGCATTCGTAACGCGGTATCTGCTGGCTTACACGTCAACGGTTATCACTTTGCGCGATTTACGACAGTGGCTGGGGCTAAGGCCGAAGCTCAAATGGCGGCGCGGAGTGCACTAAATGCCGGCCTAGGTAAGAACAGTGTGATCGTACTTGATTTTGAAGCCACTAATTCTGGTTGGAATCAGAACTCCAAAATTGTTAAGGCTTGGATCAACGAAGTCCACCGCATGGGCTATCCTAAGACAGACGTCTATACGATGGGCAGCTGGATTAATTCAGTGCCATTGAACAACTCGGGCCGTGGCGGTTGGGTGGCTAACTATCCTTATAACCCGTCCGGGTTTAAGCTTTATACCGGATATAATGGCTGGCAATGGACGTCAAGCATGCACTTCCCCGGGTGCTATGGTGGTTTCGATGTGTCCCAAATGTACTCAAACTACTACTATGGCACTACCACTCATGTAGCTAAGCCGAAGAAGGCCATCTACTACCGATACAATCCCAAGATGATCTACGCCCGGACGCCGATTAATCGCTACAAGGACGTTGCCTTCAAGCACAAAGTAGACAACTTCCCGGCCGGCACAGTATTTGCGATCGCCAAAGTGATTAACTACGGCAAGATTACTCGCTTCCAATTGGCAAATGGCTATTACATCACATCTAACCAAACCAACGTCAATCGCTTATACTATTCCGTTGATGGCGGTGTTAAACGAGTGAAGTCTGTACGCGGTACTCACCGGTACAAAGATAAGGCCCTCAAACATGTTGTGGACTGGCAGCCAGCCGGCACTGAATTTGATGTCGCTAAGATCGTCAAGTATGGAGATACAACGCGGATTCAATTGGCTAATGGATTATTTATTAGTGGCAACAAAAAAATTAACAAATTTGTCAAATAA